TAAACTAGCCATAAGATATACAGGTCCTAGTGGCGGAGCAGGTGCAGCAGCAGGAACATTAACAGAAACAGCAAAAAATATAGCAGCTGGAAAATCTATTACATCTCAAATTAGTATAATTGGAGAAGGAGCTAATGCAAAATATGTTTTTAATGGAGTTGAGTATGGTTCAATGGATGAAGCACTGTCTGCAGGCGAGGCTTTAAAAGAAGGTTTAACAACTAAAGATGCTGTAACATCTGGTGCTGAAGCTGTAACAACAGGTCAAACTGGTGTATGGAATTGGAAAACAGGTCTAGCCGCAGTAGGTGCAGCACTATCTTTATACGATATTATAGAAAATGGACCTAGTGTTGCAAACGTTGCAGGGTTAGGAGCATCTGTTGGAACAATGGCAGCAGGAGGTGTCTTTGGAACAGCAGCAACAACATCTTGGATTGCATCGTCAGCAGTAGTTACACCGCTTGTGTGGATAGCACTAGCTGCAGGATTAGTAGAAGCATTTAGTGGTCCTCCTTCTAATAAAGTAGGGGAAGCTGCATATAATTTTGATAATCCTGAATACAATGCAGATGATATTTTATCAGGTGGTTTTTGGACTAGAAAAAGAAGTGACGAAAATATAGATGGTGCTAAAGGTTTAGTAGCTAGTGTTGGATCATATGTTGCAGCTTTAGAAGAATCTTTAGAGATTGATATAGGTGGAGAATTATTTATTGATGTAGGTAATAGAGAAGGTCTTCGTTACGGTTATGTTGACGGTTATGATGAGCTAGGCATGTACAAATACCATAAAAAAGATCTTGATTATGAGCTATTATCTGGTCCAGGACAAGTAGGAAAAGGTTTTAGAGGAGAAGACGCAGTTCAACAATTAATGAATAAAGTTAATGATGATGTAAATGTTCTTACTATGTTCGCATTAGCTGATAAAGCTGCAGGTGGAAAAGGTTATGCAACATTTGATAAGATAGGTGAATATCGTGATAAGATAAATGTTTTAACTACATATAAACCTGCAATGGCAGGATCAAATAATACAGCAGTATTAACTGAACAAGAAAGAAATATACTACAAGGATTTCAACAGAAAGAGTTTGCAAAAGTTACAGGTGAGGAATTAGCAGTTGTTCTTACATTATATGATAAGATAAAACCTGTGCATAATCAAAATCAATATCACAAATTTAGTGGTTATGGTGGATAACTTTTGCGTATTGGCTACCGATCACCCTGTGTAAACAGCTACTGGTTGCCCTGATACAAGGAGACTAAAATGTCAGAAACTAACGAAGAAGTCAAAGTTACCAAAGACGAAAAAACAGGTGACACAATAATGAAGAAACCTACAAGGTATAAAAGACTTGATCCAACAGCTCAAGAACTTGCTGCCGAAGAGGAATTAAAAACTAGAGAAGAATCTAATGGTCTTGCTGCTACGGAAGAAGTAGAAGAAGTAGCTGCTACTCCAGAAGAGGAGTCTTTTAAGAAAAGATATGGAGATCTTAGAAGACATTCTCAAAAACAAGCAGACGATAAAGATAAAGAAATTGTTGCATTAAAGCAACAGTTATCACAAGCTACAGAAAAACAGATTAAGCTACCTAAGACTGATGAAGAATTAGATGCATGGTCTGCTGAGTATCCTGATGTTGCTAGGATTATTGAAACAATTGCTATTAAAAAATCAAAAGAAATGAGTAAAAATATTGAAGATAGATTAGAAAATCTAACTCAAAAAGAACTACAATCATCTAGAGATTTAGCTGAAAGAGAATTGTTATCTATACATCCTGATTTTGAAGATATTAGAAATGATCCAACATTTCATGATTGGGCAGAAGAACAGCCTGATTATATTCAAAAAGCATTATACGATAATGAAACAGATGCAAAAGCTGCGGCACGTGCTATAGATTTATATAAAGCAGATAAAGGTATTAAGAAGAAAAGAAAATCTTCTAAGTCAGCTGCTCAAAATGTTTCTGTTAAAGGTGGATCACAACCTTCTGATTCTGCCACAGCAAGCGAATCCATTAGTGAATCAGATGTAGCTAAGATGACATCACAAGAATATACTGCTAATGAAGAAGCTATTGCTAATGCAATTCGTTCTGGTAACTTTGTTTATGATATAAGCGGAGCTGCTAGACAATAGATATAGGTTGACAAAACCTATTTTTTGTATATATATGTTACATATATACTACACTCGTAGTAGGCCGAATGTTGTCAAATACGTTTGACATGTTCCCACCCTACCTTTTATCAAACGAAATTCAAGTCAGGCTACCTGATGATATGGCCTCTAGGCATAGACACCCATAAAATGCATCAGCCCTTACGATGTCGAGTTATCGTTTGTTGGCCCTTATTATTATTATAGGAGATACAAAATGGCCTTTAAAGTAGCGTCAGGTTATCAAAACCTACCTAATGGTAATTTCTCTCCAGTCATATACAGTCAGAAGGTTCAGCAAGCATTTCGTAAGAGTTCTGTTTCTGAATCAATCACTAATAGTGACTACTTTGGAGAAATTACAAACTTTGGTGATACAGTTCGTATCATTAAAGAGCCTGAAATAACAGTAAAAGAATACGCTAGAGGTACTCAAATCGTTCCACAAGACATAGACGATGAGGATTTTAGCTTAACTGTTGACCAGGCAAATTACTTTGCTTTTAAAATAGATGACATTGAGGAAGCTCATTCTCATATTAACTTTGAAAGCATGGCATCAGATCGTGCAGGCTATCGACTCCGTGATCAATATGACCAAGAAGTATTAGGATATTTATCTGGATATAAACAATCCTCTTTAAGCACAGCAGCAGGTGCAGTTAACGATGTCGTTAGCGGTACTAAAGCTGTTGGCACTGCAGGAACAGATGAACTTCTTTCTTCCATGAAGCTGATTAAAAGTAGTTTTGGAAACATTACTACATCTTCAGCAGGGGATCATTCAATCCCCCTAGCAGTTAGGCTACCAGGTGCAACAGCAGTTGCAACTGCCACAGCCACACCTTTACAGGTGGTTGCTAGAATGGGTAGACTTCTTGATCAACAACAAGTTGATAAAGACGGAAGATGGCTCGTAGTAGATCCAGTGTTCATGGAAATTCTTGCAGACGAAGACTCAAGATTACTTAACAATGATTACCGAAATAAAGGTGATCTAGAAAGTGGTTTAGCAGTCGGAAAACTACATGGTTTCGATGTATATGTTTCAAGCAACCTACCTTCAGTTGGAACTGGTCCTGCAACCTCTGGTTCAGCAAACCAAAATTCTAACTATGGTGCGATTGTTGGTGGACATAGTTCAGCAGTTGCTACTGCTTCTCAGATCAATAAAGTAGAATCTTACAGAGATCCTGATTCATTCTCAGACATCGTCAGAGGAATGCAGATGTATGGAAGAAAAATACTTAGACCTGAAGGCATTGTGACAGCTAAATATAACGCAGCGTAAAGGAGATATATTATGGCGACTTATGACTTAACAGCTAAATCCACTACAGGCGTTAGTGCTGACTCAAACACCAATTTTCCTGCTAGTGTAAACCCAGGTGCTTACGTTCTAGAAAAAGAATTAGACATTGCTAAATTAGTATCAGATGGAACTTTTTCCAATGTTACTAGTGGTGATATCTTTCAATTACTAGAAGTTCCTGCTAATACTATTGTATTAACAGCAGGTGCTAACGTAACCACTGCGTTCACAGGCGGTTCTGCAACAGCAGATATCGACTTTGCAGCAGGCGATGACATTGTTGATGGTGGAGACATTTCATCAACTGGTTATCTTGCAGCAGGATCAAATGGTCAAGCTAACATCATAAACACAGGTGCAGCTAATACTTTTACAGCTTTAATAGAAACAGCAGATACTATTGATGTAAAAATTGCAGCTACCGACACAGCTTGTGTTAGTGGAGTACTGAGACTTTATGCAGTCTGTTTAGATGTTTCTTCCCAACAAACAGGAAGAGATATAGTAGACAGAGATTTATTAGCATAAATTACTACTTAGGAGTAGGGGAGATAGGTATGTACCGTTTCCCCTACAAATAAAATATGGCATATACTTATTTAGATATAACAAATGAAACATTAAAAAGAATTAATGAGGTACAATTAACTACTTCAACTTTTTCTACTGCTGTTGGTATACAGGGTTTAGCAAAAGATGCAGTTAATAATTCTCAAAGAGACATATTCATGTCCGAACAAGAGTGGCCTTTTTCCTATGCTACAACAAGTCAAACACTTACAGCAGGAACAAAAGAATATTCTTTAACCACAGGGTTTTTAAGCATAGATATAGATACCGTATTAATAGATAGAAATGACGATTTAAATGTAAAAGAAACACATTTGATTCCTCTTTCCTATCAAGAATATATAGATAGATATATGGAAAAAGATGAACAGAGAGACTCAGGAGACTACGACACTCCTAAGTATGTTTATCTAACACCAGACTATAAATTAGGTGTAAGTCCAACACCAGATAAAGCATATGTAATTAAATACACATACTTTAAAACAGCGACAGAATTATCAGCAGCTACAGATGTTCCAGAAGTTTCAGAACAATTTAAAAATACTTTAATTGATGGAGCTATATATCATTTGTACATGATGCGAGATAATGCAGAATTAGCTGCATTGTCAAAAAGAAACTTTGATGAGGGTATAGAAAAAATGCGAACTATCTTAATAAATCGTTATATACGAATGAGGGATACTAGAGTATCGCATGTGATCAATGACTGATAGATTAGCAGTAGCAAAAATACCTTGTAGAGGAGGTTTATACACTAACGAAGATTTTCTAACACTTAGTGATACAGCACCAGGTTCTGCTACAAGACTTGTTAATTTTGAAGTGTCACCTTATGGTGGCTATAGAAGAATAAGTGGTTACAAATATTTAGATGCATCATACGATAGACCTGCAGGAACAGGAGCAGCATTAGGATTATTTATTTATAATGATGCAATATATGCTGCAAGAAAAGAAGCATCAGGAACAGATTACGATGTTCTTAAATATGTTTCAGGATCAGGATGGGCAACAACAAGTTTGACTTCTGGTCAATCTGCGACAAGTGTAGTTAGAGTTAGAGGATTAAACCACTCAATAACAGGTAATAAATCTTTAATATTAACGGATGGTATTAATTATCCAATGAGATTAGTTACTACAAGTTGGACAAAATTAAATGGTTCATCAGATGTAGATAATGCTGCTTTTGCAGAAGTATATAAAAATAGAATATTTTTTGCAGGCATGAGCCAAAAACCACAATTGCTTGTATTTACTGCACCAAATAGTGACAGTGATTTTACAGCAGCAAGTGGTGCAGGGAGTATAAATGTAGGTTTTGACATAATGGGATTAAAGAGATTTAGAGATGCTCTTTATATATTTGGAAAAACAAACATAAGAAAATTAACAGGAGATAGTATAAATTCTTTTGTTATAGAAGAAGTATCTAACAGTGTTGGATGTATAGCAAGTGATAGTATAGTAGAGATAGGTGGTGATGTATTATTTTTAGCACCAGATGGTATAAGAACTATTCAAGCAACAGAAAGAATAGGTGATATTGAACTAGCTACTATATCTAAAAACATACAACAAACATTAAATTTAATAGATACAGATTTTAATTATAACCAATTATGTTCTACAGTAGTAAGAGAAAAATCACAATTTAGATATTTATTTGGTAAGAGTACTCTAACAGCAAATAATACAACAGGATTTTTAGGAGCTCTTAGAACATCAGATCAAAGGACAGGTTGGGAATTTAGTGAGTTAAGAGGCTTTCAAGCTAATTGTACAGTTAGTGGTTACATAGGAGATGAGGAATACGTACTGCATGGAGATCATAGCGGCTACGTATACAGACAAGAGCAGGGAGGAACATTTCAAGATGACAATGTTTTTGCTGTATTTCAATCTCCTTATTTAGATTTTGGTAATACAGAACAGAGAAAAATATTTTCACAAATAACTGTATTTACAAGGCCTGAAGGAGATAATAATTTCTTAGTAACAGCAGACTATGATTGGTTAGATGCTGATTATTCTAGTCCTGATGACTACACGATAAGTTCATCAGGTGGTTACGCAGAATATAGAGATACGCAAACAGCTTATAATACCGCAGGTTTTGTGTATGGTGGTGCTACCAAACCAGTTATAAGACAAGGAATACAAGGTTCAGGGCACGCTATACAGTTTAAGTTTGTTACAACAGCATCTGCAAATCCATATACCATTTTTGGGTTTGCAGTACAATATGGAGAGGCAGGAGTAAGATAATGGCAGGATACGCAAGACAAAGTTCAAGTAGTATTGCAGATGGGGAAACAATCACAGCAGCCCCACTGAACAGTGAGTTTGATGCATTACTAGCAGCATTTGCATTTAGTGGAGGCCATAATCACGATGGTACATCTACAGAAGGTGCATACGTAGGATTAATAGCAGACG